CAGTCACTTGGTAAGGGTTGTCAGTCAAATCCCAATCCAAGTACGCCCACTGACCTGTGGACAAACCGTGGGCTGTGGCGGTCACGGTTGCTGTAGTCGTGGTGCGTGCGTACGTACCAGCAATCGAGGTGTTATCAACAAACGCCGTATAGCCCGTAGCACCACTGAAAGGGAATATTACAGCCCCCTTCAAACGAGTTCGGTACGGAACCATCAAGCCAGAGGTAGCCGCGTGTTGCGACTTAACATCAAACTGCATCGTCATGATGCGCTCCTATTAAGCCGTACGGGTAAACACGTAGGCGGTGGCACTGGAGAACATGATGGTGAACCGGGCAATGCCCGTGGCACCAGATGCAATGGTCAAGTCGCCAAACGAGCCGGGAGTGTCCGCAGCAGCGCTGGACAAGATGCCGTTGGTAGCAACAGCAATGGTCACGGTCGATGCGCCAGCAGTGTTGTCCACGTACAGGTCAAGAACGGTACCTCTGACCGCACCAATAGCAGCACCAAGCAACGTACCCGTGGGCAGCGTAATGGTCGTTGGAGCCGCTGATGTGGAGGTGATGTAACCCGTTGCAACGTCTGCTGCGGAAGCGGTGGCCGTAGCGTTGATTGCGGCTGTCGTAGGGTGGTTCTGGTCGGTGAAGACCAAGTTCGTCGCAGTCAAGTTGGTCACGCTGGTGGTGACGCCAAGCGTGCTGGTGACAGTAACCGCGCCAGTTGTAGCGTTGGTGGAGATGGTTTGAAAGCCATTCTCGGAACGAACTGGGCCGTTGAAGGTGGTATTAGCCATGATTTCCTCACATGCGAGTATTGTGGGCGTTCTGTCTGCATGTCGTCAGCCGGGACTGTCAGAACGCCGGGAACCCCGGAATACGGTGTTTGTATCACGGCTTTGGAGTGCGGTCAACGTGCTTGTTGGACTTTTTCAAATTTTCTTCTTGGGTGATGACCCGCAGGTTCCACGGTACGTGCAGGCCGCAGACGGACTCCCCACGCAGTGGGACAATGTGATCGACCACGTATCGTTCACCTGTGGTCCTTGTCATAGTAATAGCAATCTGGTAGAGCTGCCGTATCTCTGATTTCTGTTTCCGTGTAAGCCATTGCGGAGTGGCATCTCTATGCTTTCGGCGTCGGGCTTTGGTGTCGGCACGAACCCATATTTGGTTTGCGTCTTTCCATGCTTTTTGGCTTCTCCTTTTTTCTTCCGGCGGGCGTGCTTGCGCTCGGGCAATAACCGCTTCGCGGTTACGTTGATAGTAAGCTTGCTTGGCTTCTATGCCTGCTTCGGATGCGTTGTATTCCCTGTAATACGCTGCTCTGGTTTCTACGGCCTGCGCCCACTCAACCTTCAAGCACTCAACGCAGGCCCCTTTGGTCTTGCGCGGGGCAATGTGTCCATACTTGCAAGGCTCCCCGGTGAAGTAGTACTTGTCTCCCGAGGACTTGGCCTCGGCTCGGGTCTTGGGTAAATTTGTGGTGTCCATATCGGCTCCTGTGTTACGACACAGGTAATGTAGCTGAACTAGCACAAAAAGCAAGCGGCCAAGAAAAACGGCCCCGAAGGGCCGTTTTTACTAGGGTTTACCCTACAAAATCAGGTCGAACCTGAAGAGCCCCACATGCCCAAGGGGTCAGACCAGCCGAAGCTGTAACGCTCGCGGGCCTTGTAGCGCACGTTGCCGGTATCAAAGTCTCCATCCATTGAGTTAGCCAGAGGCATACGCTCAAAGTGCTTCATGCCGTTGGGAACGTCAGTGCACAAGAACCATGCGTTTGGATCGGTCAAGAAGTGGTTGACGGTGTAGCCTTCTGGGATAGCGCCCATCTGCTTCAACGCGTTGATGTCGTTGTCAGCAGTGGAAACCCGCAGCTCGGTGTCAAGCAGACGCTTGGCAACGAACATCAGGGCCGGAGGGATCACCATCTTGCGGGGCTTGGCAGCGATCAGCAGACCGCGCTCATCGGTCCACGCAGCGATCTGAATCACAGCGTTTTCCAGAGCCGTCTCGTTCAAGTCAACGCCAGTGGTCGGGCTGTTGAAGTTAACGCCACCGCCAACAAGCGGGTGGCCAACACGAGTGTTGGAGCTGTTGTTGCCAAACAACGTCACACCGTCACCGCCGAGAAACGCGCCGTTGAAGCCGTTGTTGACGACGGCTGCAGCCTTGACCTGCTTGGTGTAGGACATGGCGCGGGCCAGAGCTTTGGTGTAGCGAGCAGACAGGCTGTCGTACAGGTTGTCCTCAACCGCCTCTTCGGTGATCGAGAAGCCCAGAGCAATGGTCTCGTGGGTGTAGCGAGCAGTGAACGCTTCTTGCGCGTTGTCGTAAGCGATGGCAGAGCCCTCGTTCTTGACAGGTGCAGCGCTGAAGCCAGCCAGCTTGGTCTCTTCTTCAAAGCTACGCTCCGATTTCTCGGTCTCGTAGAGTTCCTTGTGCTCTTCGCCGTAGCGAGCGTACTCCATGCCGAACAGGGCGTTCAAACCGGGAAGCAGCTCTTTGAGCAGTTGTGCGCGTGAAATAGCCATTTTTCAATACTCCTTACAGACCAACGGCGTTGGTGAAGCTGTGGTAGCCGGGGTTGATCTTCACATAGACATCAGTGAAGGCGTCGCCCACAACCGAAAATCCCTGCACGTTGGGAAAACCCACAACACGGAAGGCCGCAGTGGTGGTCACAGCCGAAGCGCCTGCCACGACAGAAGCCGTAGAGTTGCCAGTGGTTGTGCTGCCAGTTGCCACAGCGCTCGTGGTGAAGAACAAGTTCGCGCCCACAGCGGCTTGCGTCACAGAACCAGCGGACTGGACCTGGAACACCACGTTGGGATCGTCAACAACCAGCGCTTGAATAACGCCAGTGGTACCCGTGGGGTAGTACTGCGAGAAAATCAACTGCCCTTGAGCGTTGAAGAACGAGCAGCCAACGAACACACCCACGATACCTGTGTTAGAGGTACCCACGGGGAAGCCGTTGGTCGTCGCGTCAGCGCCGGTTGCGGTTGCCACAGCCAAGTAGCCATTTGCATTTACATACACGGGCGAGCCGTTGAAAATGTTTGAGGCGGTGCCTGCGGGGTCGATGAGATAAGTACGGGTTGCACCTGCATATGGGGTGCCACCCAACTGATTTACGGGCTTAAGCCCGTAGGGGGCTGCTACTGATGCCATTTAAGGACTCCTTGTTACTTTGAACCAGAACCAAACCCAACGCCGCGTGTTGTGGAAGATTTCTTCTCCGCAAACAGTGGCATACGGGGGTCGTTATTACGCAAAAAGTGGTTGTCCACTGAGTCCATCTGTCCCTGAGCTTGGTTGTTGTAGTAGTCCTGGCGGGAGCGGAAACGCTCGGTGGGCATTTTGCAAAGCATCAAGCCACCAATCTCCACATTGCCAGTCTTCTCACTGCCCAAAAGCATCAGTTCTGGATGGTCCACGGCCTTCACCGGCTCCCAACCCTCGCGCATCTTTTGGGACACGTTGGTGGGGTTTGACTGCCCCAGGATATGAGTACCAACCCAATGGTAAACCCACCCCGGCTCAGGTGTCGGATCAGGCAAGTTACTCGGCGGTGTATACACAGCACGAGCAGATTTTTCGCGTGACTTCAAATCACGATTGGTACGGTCTTGCAGTTCAGCCATTTTGGGACTCCAGTTTTAAAACTTCCTGTGCATACTTTTGCGGATCGAGATTGAACCTCTTAACCAACGCGGCTTGCGTGGGCGTAAATTCAACTCGTCTCTTGCCTGTCGAACGACTGGCCGGAGCCACAACAGATGTAGGTTTTCTAGCCGGTGCCGTGGAAGAACCTTGCGACCGTTGCCTGTCTTCCCCAAAAACTTCGGGGAACTTGGACTGTACGCGAGCATTGATCTGCTCGAAATATTCATCACTGCGGGGGTCTACCCCGTTGTTGACTAGCTTCTGATGCAGCCCTAGTGCGTAGCTGGTGACTTCCTCAAAACCGTCGGAGCCGAACCACTGGTTTTTTGCCTGCCAGCGCAGTGTTTTCTCGTCGGCCCGCACAGGTTCTGGTTGCGGTTGTTGAGTTTGTACACTGTCTTGCGACGGTTGTAAAGTGGGTACACGCATATTTTTTGCACTTTGCGAGTCCCACTTGGCTTCAGCCAGTGCTTCTTGCGCGGCAATAATTGCGTCAGTATCAAACGCTTCTTGCGCTGCCTTGAGTTCTCGGCGGGCTTTTTCGAGTTTGGCTTCTGCCGCCTCTTGCGTAAGCGTCATGTACTGCTGGGTGCCAGCCTGTACATACTGCTTGAGCCGGTTATTCTCGTCCACCATTGCCTGGGCCAAGCGCTCCAGCTCCGCTTTCTCCCGTGCCAAGGACTCTTTGGCCCTGCGCTCGTCGTGGCGTGCGTGCGTCAGCTCCTTGAGGCGCTTTTTAACGCCGTCGGTGTAGCTGTCCAACTCCTCATCAGTCGGATCACTTACTTCACGGTCCAGCGGCCTGCGGCCTCTGTCACGCTCTGGGGTGTCATCAACAATATCAATCTCGACATCGCTTTCACCCGATGTCGTGATCTCAATCTTGGACTCGTCGTTTTCCTTTTCGTCAGGAAACTTAAAATCGTTTGCCATGATTGCTCCTTATGCGCGTGTTATCCCACGGGGGTCTTGCACAACTGCGTCCACTTGATCGTCATTAATCAGGCGGAACTCTTTGCCAAAAATCTTGAACCGGGTACCGGAGTACGTACGGACCAAGACGAAGTCGCCTTTTTTGCACCAAGCGCCGTTGGGGAACTTGGCCTGATCCTTATAGGCATCAGGGCCGACATCCAAGACGAACAACACGGTGGTCGCGTGCTCTTCTTGTTTGAGAAATGACGTTGGTTTGACCAAGTCAAGTTCAGTGCCGTCGAGCTTTTCAGACACATCGGGCACGATACACAGCAGTTTCCAGCCGGTGGGGATGGGTAAACTTGTTGCTTTCTCCTCTGCCGCTGCCTCTGGTGCAGGCGCGTGCTTTGGCTGGATGGTAGGCGGCAGACTGATGCCGGGGGGCAGGAGGATTTCACTCATCTGATTTTTCAACTTTCTCTGCAAGGTCGAGGAGGTGACGCTCTGCGGTAGCTAGACCCTGAATAACACCGCAAAGTTTTTGGTACTCGTCAAAAGTGCGACATGCACCCCCCGCCAAGTCATCGGCGTAGTTGTTCATGTCGGTGCGTAACTTCTCGCGCAGAACGCGTGCGAAATCTTGAATCATTTGGTGTCCTTTGCTTTTTGCTGTTGCTGCAGGCGCTGCTGCAGCATCTGGTCTTTGCTCTTGGCAATATCAATCCCCATGCGTGCACCGTCGCGCTGCTGCTCAGCCTCCAACCTAGCGTTGTCGTATCGCATCTTGGCCGAGACCTTTGTGCCTTCGAGCTGCATACGTGTGTCCAATTCCTCGCGCTTGAGCTCCAGCTCGTCTGCCCTGGCAGCGGCGTCGATGGTCATCTGCTGTTCCTTGAGCTTCATCTCTTGGGCCTTGATCTGCACCTCTTGCGTGCGAATCTGAAGCTCTTGCTGCTGCATCTGGATGAGCGGGTCTTGCTGTTGCTGCTGGGCTTGCTGCTGCGCGGCCATTGCTTGGCTCTGCTGCAGGACCTGCTGCGCGGCCTGCGCCATCATGGAGCTCAGTTGCAGCTCGATCTCGGGCGGCAGCTTCTCGTCTTGCGGCGGCAAGGGCATACCAAGCTGCTGCTCGATCTTTTGGCGGTACCCAAACCCAACGTGCTCGGCGATGTGCGCCGTCATGGCCGCTTGAATCTGCGGCGCTCTGGGGTTCTGCCCAATAAGCTGCATGATGATCGGGTCCTGCATGGCCGAGCTGTGCACCTTGATGTGGGACTCGTGGTCTTGGTACTGGAACGCCTTGAGCGGCTCGCCCTTGAGCGCTGCCATGTTCTCGGAGACCGGGTCTTTGGGCTTCTGGTCGTCCTCCAGCGGCACCAGATCAGCCGCGTTCTTGATGCCCAGCACCTCCAGCATCC